ACTTTGGAAAAGAAGGAGTCGTAACTGCTGGTGGAACTGGTATAGGCGAACTAACTGGTTACACACTTGAAACTACTTCTGATGTTGTAGAAGATACTCAACTTTCAGATGCTACTAAATCTTTTGTAGCTGGAAGAACATCATTCTCAGGAACTTTAGAAATGAGTTATGATGAAACTGATTCTCCACAACAAACATTAACTGCTGGAACTACTATAGCTTTTATATTAGCACCAGAGGGTAATTCTTCAGGAGATGAAACTTTCACAGGTTCAGGAATTGTTACAGGAATGAGTGTCAATGTTACTTTAGATGGAATAACTACAAGATCAGTTACTTTTCAAGGCACAGGAGCATTAACAAGAGGAACTGTATAATTCTAATTTATGTCAGTTATTGATAGAGTAAAAACTCATTTTGAAACTCTCAAAACTATTACTATTGAAGTTGAGGAGTGGAAAGACGAGCATGGCAAACCGAGTATATTTTATTCAGAACCACTTACCCTTGAAGAAAAAAACATAATTTTTAAAAAGTCTAGTAACTTTCAAGACTTAACTGTTCTTGTTGATTTGCTTATAATGAAACTCCAAGTCAAGAATGATAAAGGAGAAATGATTAAAGCATTTGAACCATTTGATAAACTTGCTTTAAGAAAAAAAGCAGACTCTAATGTTATATCAACTATTGCCAATCAAATACTTTTAGATACTAATTACGAGGAAGCCGAAAAAAAGTAACTAGCGACCCTGACATCAGGTCGCTTCTAGTCGTTGCAGAGAGATTACACCTTACAATACAACAAGTTCTTGATATGCCAGTTAGCCATTATAATCTTTGGATAGCTTACTTGAAAAAAGAGCAAGATGAGTATAAAACAAAACAATCGTTAGCAGAAGCAAGGAAATATAAGTAATGGCAAATCAAAAACTTAACATAGATATAGTAGCACGAGATAAAACAAAACAAGCTTTAGGTAATGTTCAAGGTGCATTGTCAAAAGTTAAAGGTGCTGTGTTTAATTTGCAAAATGCTTTTATTGGTTTAGGTGCTGGTTTAGTTATAAGAAATTTAGTTAGTACAGGTAAAGAATTAGAAAATTTAAGAGTAAGACTAAAATTCTTATTAAAAGATACAAATGAGGGTGCAAAAGCATTTGACAATATGGTTAAGTTTGCATCTAAAGTTCCATTTTCTCTTGAAGAAATACAATCAGGTTCTGGTATATTAGCAACTGTTACAGACAATGCTAATGATCTACAAAAGATGTTAGAGATAACTGGTAATGTTGCAGCAGTTACAGGATTAGATTTTAGAACAACAGCAGAACAGATACAAAGATCATTTAGTGCTGGTATAGGTGCGGCAGATTTATTTAGAGAAAAAGGTGTAAGAAATATGCTTGGTTTTCAAGCTGGTGCTGCTGTTTCAATAGAAGCAACAGTTCAAAAGTTTGAAGAAGTATTTGGAAAAGGTGGTAGATTTGGAAAAGCTACTGATGAACTAGCAGAAACTTTTCAAGGAACTTTATCAATGATTGGAGATAAAGTATTTAATTTTAAAAAAGTTATATTAGAAGCTGGTTTATTTGAAACTCTTAAAAAAGAATTTGGTGCATTAGATAAGTTTTTAGAAGAAAATTCAAAACAAATAGATCAAATAGCACAGGATATTGGAATTGTTTTAGGCATGGCAGTAACAAAAGTTGCTGATGCAATTAAAATTTTAAAAGACAATATGAATATTTTTAAGAATGTAATAATGCTTTTAATATCAGTAAAAGTTGTAACATTATTTTCTACTCTAGCGATAGCAATATCAAATGCTTCGAAAGCTATGATGGCATTTGGTTTTGCAACTTTATTTACAAAAGGTGGATTATTAGGCATAGGAAAAGCAATTGCAAAAGGTGGTGCAATATTTTTAGCATTTAAAGGTTTAGAAAAACTATTTGATAATATGAATAAAGAATTTGCCGAACTAAAATTTGAAATTAAAAATGTTTTACCAGTTGCAAGAGATTTACAAAAAGTTTTAATGCCTGTAAGAGATGTATTTAATAATGCTTCTATAGGTGTAAAAATTATTGAACACGAATTATCAGTTGAAATTCCAAGTGCAATACAAAAAACAATAGAAAAATTTAAAGAACTTAATAATGGTGTTTTAGAGAAAATAAAACAAAAAAAAGCAAATATAAAAAATATTATTGCTGAGGGTATTAATGATGGAATAACTAAAATGTCCCAAGCATTATCCAGATCATTAATATTTGGAGAAAAATTATCAGATACGTTAAGAAATATGGCATTAAATGTTTTAGCAAGAATTACTGCAATATTAATTGAACAGATAGCAAGACAATCAATACAGATTGCTATGGAACACTCACAAACTGTTGAACTGTTAAAAAAATTATCTATTGAAAAACTTATTACAGATGAAAAAAGAAAACAACAAGCAGCTAGTGCTGGTGGTAGCGATAATATGGGAAGTTCATTAGTACGAATGGCAAGTTCTTTTTTAGGTTTTGCTAAAGGTGGTGCAGTATCAAAAGGACAACCAGTTGTAGTCGGAGAAAGAGGTGCTGAAGTTTTTGTTCCAAATAGTACAGGACAAATAACACAAGCTGCTAGAGGGACTGGTGGTGGACAAACAACAGTAAATTTTAATATTAATACTTTAGACGCAAGTGGTTTTGACGATCTATTAGTAAGAAACAGAGGAACTATTACACAAATAATTAATAACGCAGTTAATGAAAGAGGGAGTAGAAATCTAATATAATGTCTGGTGCTTTTCCCATATCAACTGCAAAGTTTGAAACTTTAGGAATAAAGTCTATTCAAAATACACTTATATCTAAATCTGTATCAGGTAAGAAACTTGCAAGACAAATTGACAATCAAAGGTTTGCATTTTCTGTTCGTATTATTACAGGAAAAAGATCAGATGTTTATGGAGATTTATTTGCATTTATAGTTAAGCAAAGATCAGGTAAAGAAAACTTTACTATAATCCCACCAGAAATAGAAGATGCAAGAGGTAATGAAACAGGAACAGTATTAGTTAATGGAGTTCACGCAGTTGGAGATACGACTATTGCTTGTGATGCTTTTGCTGGAGATGGTGCTGGTAGATTTAAAGCTGGAGATTTTTTAAAGTTTGCTTCACACGACAAAGTTTATATGGTTGTATCAGATGTAACAAGTTCTAGTAACGCAGCAACAGTTACAATAGAGCCACCTTTACTTGTAGCACTTGCAGATGATTCAGTAGTTACTTATGACAATGTTCCTTTTACAGTACATTTAACAAATGATATTCAAGAATTTGGTGTAGCTGGTGCAGATAAAGATGGTGCTTTATTATATCAATTTGAATTTGATGTTGAAGAAGCTCTATAATGAAATATAAAGTAAAGTATTGGATTAATGTTGATGCTATTGCAGAAGAAATAATTGACGAAGAAAACATTGACTTTGACAACAATGATTTAGGTAAATATAACGAACCAACAAAAACTGCTAAATTTAAGGTTTTTGATGGTATAAAGATAAACAGAAGAAGTTACGAAAAATATGACGAGATCACTAACGACAGCAGTAAAGAACGAATTAGCAACAAATGATATTCGACCAGTACATCTTATCACTATTAGCTTTGGTACTCCTGTTAATATCACAGATTGTTCATTTCCATTAACATCATCAGTATCAGGCTCATCAGTTACATACGCAGCTAGTGATTTTATATTAGGTATATCTAATCATACAGAAGAAACAGATATTACTAAATCAAGTGTAAGTATTAGTTTATCAGGTGCAGACCAAACATTTATTTCAACAGTGTTAAATGAAAATGTAGTTAATGATAATGTAGATATTTTTAGAGGATTTTTAAATGATTCTAATGGTTTAATTGCTGACCCATTTTTATTATATCGAGGTAAAATAGAAAGTTTTGAAATACAAGAGGGAGAAAAAGAAAGTACAGTTGCTTTATCAATAGTATCACATTGGGCAGACTTTGAAAAAAAGAATGGTCGTAAAACTAATAATACATCACAACAAAGATTTTTTAGTACAGATGTAGGTATGGACTTTGCATCTCAAACAGTACAAGATATTAAATGGGGTAGAGCATAATGGGTTTTGGTAGTATTTTTAAAGCAGTAACAAGAGTAGTATCTTTTTTTAAAAGTGCAAATCCTCTTGTATCTTTAGGTGTAACATTATTTTTAGCTTGGATATTAAGACCCAAAGTTCCTGAAATAGAAGATTTTGGTACAAATGAATTTGATGATTTTGAACGAGGTTTATTAATTAACAAACAAAGTAATGACGCAAATATTCCTGTTATATTTGGAGAAAGACTTGTTGGTGGAACTAGAGTCTTTATGGAAAC